TGTTCTCATCAAGGAACATTGGGACCAGATTGTAGAATTTTTCAAGAGCATCCCGGAGAAGCTGAGTGAACTTGGTTCAGCTATCTCGGAATGGTTTTCTGGCATCCTGGACAGCATAGGCGAGTTCATAGACTCTGCGGTTGAGTGGTTTTCAGAACTGCCCGGAAAAATCATAGATGCCATTAGCTCACTGGCAGAAAGTTTCGTCGAGTGGGGAGCTTCGATGCTGGAAACGGCATCTGAGGTAGTATCGCAGATTATTGATTCGATTGTGCAGTTCTTTACGGACCTGCCATACAAAATCGGTTATGCGATAGGCTTTGTAATTGGTACGCTGATTGAATGGGGAGCAAATGTGATTAACTGGATCACAACGAATGTTCCTCAGATGATAGATAGCATCATTAAGTTTTTCTCTGAATTGCCGGGGAAAATCTGGAACTGGCTGGTAAACACCTACAACAAACTGGTTGAATGGGGAAGTCAGATGCTCCAGAAAGCCGGAGAGATAGCAAGCAACTGTATAGACAACATTGTGAAGTTCTTCTCCGAATTGCCGGGCAAGATTTGGAACTGGCTGACTGATGCCTTTAATAAGCTGGTAACGTGGGGTTCCAACACCCTACAGAAAGCGAAGGAGATAGCTTCTAACACGATAGATGCAATCGTCAATTTCTTCTCCCAGTTGCCAGGAAAAATCTGGACCTGGTTAAGTAATACGCTACAGAAGGTAATCCAGTGGGGTTCCGATATGGTAGCGAAGGGAAGACAGGCAGCATCTGATTTGTGCAGTGCCGTCATAAATGGCGTAGCGAACTTGCCGTCCCAGATGGCGAATGTAGGCTACAACATCGTGATGGGTGTATGGAACGGAATCTGTAATGCGGCCGGTTGGTTCAGACGCCAGGTGCAGAGTTTCTTCTCCGGCATCGTAGACGGTGTTAAGGGAGCATTAGGTATTCACTCCCCGTCCAAAGTCTTTGCAGATGAGATTGGTAAGTGGATTCCGCCTGGTATCGGCGTAGGTATTGAAGCCGAGATGCCAGACCTGTATAAGCAGATGGATGATGAGATGGCCAGTCTTGGAAAGCGGATGCAGACGGCGGTTAATGTGGAAACCGGAAAGATTGCTGTTGATAAGAAGGTCAGCACAACATACAAAGTCGAGAAAGAAAAGCAAGGCGTCTTCGAGAGTGGAGACACAACGGTAGAGATTACCGGAGAGACACACGTTCATGTAGATTTGGACGGTAGGGAAGTTGGAGATACAACAACACCGATTGTCGATGAAAACATGGCAAGAATTGATACACACAAGAAGAGAGGAGGTTAATCATGTCGGGAGTAGGCATTACGTTTGATGAGACGCATTCGTTCCGGGACTGGGGCTTAAGACTCAAGAAGATTGCTATCGGCATACCGAAAGCAAAGACAGAGTATGTGAGCGTCCCCGGCATGAACGGGGACCTGGACCTCTCAGAAGCTCAGAACGGCGGCGTAAAATATGAGATGCGAACCTTGAAATTCACATTCGGGGCAAGAAACTGTAGTTATGAAAGATGGAGCGGTCTGTTAAGTCAGATCGCTTCTGATTTGCAGGGAATCTCGAAGAGAATCATCCTTGACACCGACAAGGGATATTATTATACCGGCAGGTGTGAGATAGAGACAGAGAAGAATAACGATGTAACGGCGGAGATTGTTATAAGCTGTAAATGCGAGCCGTATAAAATCAGCGTGGATTCTTCGGATGAGCCTTGGAAGTGGGATACGTTCAGCTTCATCAATGGCGTTATCCGTAACACCTCAGACATCACGATCAGCTCTGGCTCCGGTTGGCAGAAAGTCAGCCTGGACGGTTGGGTTCATAACGAAACGCTCAGAATTGTTTCCAATGCGGAAATGAAGGTAAGGTATCGTAATTCAACCTATACGATATATACTGGCGAGAATATCATGTATGACATTGTTCTGTACAAGGGAGTGAATGACCTTTACTTCCAGGGAACGGGCAAAGTCACGCTGATTCACAGAGGAGGGATGCTGTAGATGTATACGATTAAAGCCTATGTGGACAGCAAGGAGTACACGATTCACGATGCCAGGGTAAAGGCACTGACCGTTGGCGGAAATCCGTATTTTGAAATCGGGGATAACATCAACGGTTCGGCAACCTTCAAGGTGTTTCCGACACACCCGTACTATGACAAGGTTACGAAGCTGACAACAGATATTGTGATTTACCGGGATGATGAGCCGGAGTTTTATGGGCGAGTTCTCTACGATGATGAAGATTTTTCTGGAACAAAGAAAGTCTTCGTCGAAGGAGAACTTGCCTTTTTGTGCGACAGCATCCAGAGACCGAAGGTTTATCATAATATTTCGGTCAAAGCGTATGTGCAGGATTTGATAGACATTCATAATGCACAGGTAGAAGAGAGAAAGCAGTTCGTTGTCGGCAGGGTAACGGTAAAGGATTCTAATGATTCACTGTACCGGTATTCCAATTACGAGGACACAAGAACGGCGTTCAAAGAGAAGCTGACGAGCAGACTTGGAGGACATCTGGTTATCCGGCATGAGGACGGTCTGAGAATCCTAGATTACCTGTCAGATGAAGACTATTACACCAGGAACACGCAGGGCATCCGGTTTGGGAAGAACCTGTTGGACTTCTCAAAGAACATGGATGCTTCGGACCTGGCAACGTGTATTATCCCATTGGGAGCGAAGCTGGATGAAGATGAGCAGGACCCGGCACTAGAGGCAATCTCTGAACAGAGAAGAACCATTGCGAGCGTCAACGGTGGCGTGGATTATGTCACAGACGATAACGCAGTGAAAGAATACGGCAAGATTTACAAGACTGTAACCTGGGACGATGTGACAGTTCCAGAGAACTTAAAGAAAAAGGCCGAGGAATATTTGAAGTCGGTACAGTTTGAGAAGATGGTACTGGAGCTGAAAGCGATAGACTTAAATCTGACGGATGAATCTTTCCAGAGATTTGAGATCGGCAACATGATCCAGTGTGTTTCCGCACCGAACGGTTTAGACCGGGAATTTCCGCTGACAAAGAAGAAAGTGTATATTACCAGCTTCAAGAACAACACCGTTACGTTGGGTGATGAGACGAGTGCTAAGTCCTACACCTCGTCAAACCGCCAGAGTACGGCTGAAATGGAAGAGACAATAAAATCCTTGCCAAGTAAGACAGAAATCTTGCAGGAGGCTCTCAGAAGCGCACAGGACCTAATAAATAAACAGGTAGCCAGTGGATATGCAGTACACGTTCCGAATGAGTTCATCGTTGCTGATGATGTGGATTATAAGAACAAAGCCAAGAATCTGTGGAGATGGGGACTTGGCGGTTTTGCTCATTACAGCCAGGGGTATGACGGACCGATAGACGGAGTGGCATTGACCATGGATGGAAAAATCAATGGGGAGATGCTTCTGGTAAATTCCGTCAAGACAGAATCGCTGGATGCCGGATACCGGACATCGGTAGAAACGAAGATATCAGAGAGCGAGACAGCGGCGAAGAATCATGCTGATAATAAAGTCAGAGTAGCCAGAGAGGAGATTGAGAATTCCATTTCCAACCTGGAGAATAAGATTTCGCTATCTGTACGAAGTGTAAAGGAAACGGTTGCCCGGAAGAACTATATAGTTGGTGGTGAGCAAGAGACACTTGATAAAAGAAAGTTCACTGCATCCGGCATAACTGGTAGCTGCACGATTGAGCAAGCGGAGTTCCTAAACATGAATGCGATCAAGCTGACATTCTCCGCAAATGGTTCGGTGACATTGACACAAAGCCTGGGAACTATGGAAGCTGGCAATTATAAGATTGCTGTTGAGGCTGCATATCCAGAAGGCTCAAAGTACCGCCCGTCTTATGTACGGTATGGATTCTCAGAGAACCAGTCTACAGAATATTTCAGCGGATATAGTGCGGATGAATTTCACACCTACAGTAAGCAAGTGAAGATTACCAAAGCGGCGAAGTCTGTAGCAATCACGGTTTACGGATATACCGGTTCAGTGGTGTATCTCACGAACATCCGATGTCTGAGAGACATGCAGGAACTACTGGATGATCTGAATGCCAGGATAGATGTAGAAGTTGGCAAAGTGTCAGCTTCGGTGTCAGATCTCTATGAAAATTCGCTGCATAACTATTGTAGCAATGGAAAGTTCTCAAATAACGATGATAAGTTTACTGGTTGGGGAAGGAGCAACACAACCCAGGTCACACAGACAACCTTTGGCAGCAAGAGCTGTGCGAAGATTGAGAACACATCTTCGACATACAATATCTCCTGGTATCAGAGACCATGGGAGAAGCGTGGAGACATTACAGTTAGGTTTAAGGCGGCGTGTAATGCAGAAGATGCAGATACGGCAAGGATAAGATTAACGATTGACAGCAAAAACTTTTATACCAATGCAGGAGAGCTGAGTGACGAGTGGACGGAGTTCGAGTTTACATCTTATGCAACGCCGTCATATTTCTATACGTATTTTTACAACTATGTAGCAAATACGACCGTATATATCACGGACGTGGAGATTCTGGGATATATGTCTGCATACTCGGAATCTCAGTTGACGATTTTAAAAGATTCCATCGAATCCGAAGTGAAGAGAGCAACGGCACAAGAAGGAACGTTATCTTCTTCTATCAAGCAAAATGCAGAGAGCATCACTTCAAAAGTGAGCAAGGGTGAAATGGGCTCTTACATCACGCAGTATTACAACAACGTGATTATAGCTTTCAATAAAAACTCAAAATACGTGCAGATCAATCCAGGAGAAATTGCTATTTACAATTACGGAGTAGAGAACTCCAAGAAGCGTGCGGTATTCGACCAGAATGGAAGCCATTATTGGCGAGACGGTTATTATGTCGGAAAAATTGGAACCAATACGCTGAACAGTGACAACTCAAAGAAAGGTCTTAACTTTGACTTGGAGTGGCCAGGAGCTTATATGACCTGGGCGGCGCAGGATTATTCCGGAGCAAGCTCATACACAATGAAATGGACATATGTGCAGAAAAACAAAGGATGGAGCGATTACACAGCAGGAAGATTACATGCTGGTTGCGATATTGATATGCATAACTGGACATTACGAAATGTTTCATGGCCAGACGGATCAATCGACGGAACGCTGAGATTTGTCCAAATTATATCCATGAATAGTGATGGTACGGCGGGGCAATGGTCCAGCAACTGTCTGATGCAGTTTAAAAACGGGATCCTTATAAAAGGAACCTGGTATGGTTAAGAAAGGAGATTACATGGCAGAATATAGGGTTCCGGAAAACCAACAGAGCAATATCCGGAAAAATGAGCAGTCAGAAATAGTAACAGCAAAAAAAGCTAAGACTTTCACAGAAGAGGAGGTCTTAGCTCTTCTTGAAAAAGCAAAGGAGGTTACCAATGGATAATCAGAAATCGGTAGAAGTGACAAAACCAGAAACAACGGCACAGGAGTATTATGCGGATGCTAAGCAGACAATCACATTGGGAGTGAGAAACTTGATTCGAGCTTTCCCACTTCCGCTGTTTATGATTGACAGCATTTTGCAAGGGATTTTGCTCGAATATCGGAATGAAGCTTACATGGAGCTTGCATCTACGGTGGACGATCACAAGCAGAAGACGGAAGAATACTACGAAGCAAAGATGAAAGAAATGCAGGAATCTTTTGAGAAAGAGAAAGCAGATTTAATCCAGGCTTTTGAAAATTCGGAAGATGCAGAATCAGAAGAAGAGACTGGCCAGCCGGAAGTAGTACCGGCAGAAATTCCAGCAGAGCATATTACCGAGGAAACGGAGGTGGAGTAAATGGCAGATATTTCCCAGGAAATAGATCAGCTTAGAAATGCGGTCTATGGAGAAGAGGTGCGAGGAGCTTTTATCTCCTGCATGCAGAAGATTCACGAGGAAAATGAAAGCTACAACAGTATCAAAGAGTCAGTCAATCAGTCGGTGACTACCATGCAGGAGCAGGTAGAATCTATCAACACGAAGTCTGAGGAAGTCAAAGCTGCATTGCAGAATCTGACTACGGCAATCGCCAATGGTAAAGATCAGCAGGATGCAATTGAGAAAGCTACCGCAGCCGGAAAGACACAGCAGACTGCTACAGAAAAGGCTACGTCTGAGAGTAAGACACAGCAGACTGCAATCGAGAAAGCTACAGAGACCAGTAAAACACAGCAGACAGCTTTACAGAATGTCGTTGATTCTGCAAAACAGATTGACTCAGCGATCAAGCAATCTGTAACGGCAGCGAATACAGCAGCCAACAATGCATCGACAGCTACGAAATCTGCAACAGAAGCAACGTCTTTAGCAAATCAGTCGGCAGAAGCGGCTAAGACTGCGACAACAAATGCAAATGATGCTACAAAGAAAACAAATGCGGCAGTAAAAAATGCATCGGATGCTACAGAACAGGCTGCGCAGGCGACATCAGCAGCAAATGAGGCGACTGAAAATGCAAATCAGGCAACAGTAGCCGCCAAAGCAGCAACGCAGGAAGCACTGACGCAGGCGGAAGAGGCGAAACAGGCGGCGGCATCCGTAAGGGATGATTGCTATCCAATGATGTTCCGTAATTATGATGGAAGAACGTATTCTGTGTTTTTCGAGGATGCAGATGAAACAATGGTCTGCACTGGCACGAAAGAAGACGACAACGCAGATGTCGCAACACCGGTTCCGTCCACAAACGCAGTGAGGAATGAGAACCCCTATGATGAAATTCCACTGTTTAAGCCGGTTGAGTGTAACGGTTATGCAGATGAAGATGGAGAGCTTCATATTACGGCAGTCAAAGGAGAACCAGAGTTCCGGACAGACGGAACAAAAGGAGATGTATGTATCGCCCTCAAAACAGGATACATTCGGACAATTATCGATACGGTTGGAATTATGGGACCACTTGGAAAGAAAGGTACAAAAATTTCGGTTACGGATTCGTGGAGAGAATCTGAGTATCCGGGATTTCCTTTCATCCCGTACACAGCAGCGATTAGACCAGATGGATCGGTAAGACCATATGTGTTGATCCCGAAGCACCAGGCTGTCAATTTTAACAGTTCGTATTATTCGCTTCCTGGATTCGCCCCGGCAT